GACGGGTACTGCTACTGATGGTGCAGACGATGCTTCTGGTGAACCAGCTTACATCGATCTCAATAACGACTACATGAATGACTTCGTTAGGACGTATGAGAAGAAGATGGAAGACAAGAAGAAGCAACAAGTGAAAGCCAAGAAGGGTCTAGAGAAGTTTATTGACGAAGATCCTAAAAAAGAGGACTAGAGCATGAAGATTGCAATCCTGAACGATACGCATTGGGGCGCACGTAATGATAACACTGCCATTGCTGATCATCAGATAAAGTTTTACCGTGAAGTATTCTTCCCACACCTACGTGAGAATGGGATAACTACAGTATTTCACTTGGGAGATGTTACAGACAGACGTAAATATATCAACTTCGTTACAGCTAAAAATCTTGAAGATCACTTCATGAAAGTCTGTGCAGACGAAGGCATTGAACTGTATATGATAGCCGGGAATCATGACACTTACTTCAAGAACACTAATGATGTAAATAGTCTTAACCAATTGTACGGTAATACAAGTCATCAGAACTTACATCTATATTGGGAAAAACCAGTAGAGTTGGACATGGACGGTTGTAAGATTATGCTTGCTCCATGGCTATGTGCAGAGAACTATGATATGTCTATGAAAGCTATGGCTGACACCAAAGCGCAAATTCTTATGGGACACTTTGAGATCACTGGCTACGAGATGGATAAAGGTCATCTATGTGATCATGGTATGGACCGCAACACGTTTGCTAAGTTCGACTCAGTTTATTCTGGTCACTTCCACCAGCCATCATCAATAGGTAATATCTCATATCTAGGCGCACAGTACGAAATGACTTGGTCGGATCATGACCAGAAGCGTGGCTTTAGTGTGTTTGATACCGAATCTCGCACAATGGAATATGTTCGTAACCCGTTCAGTCTGTTCCATAAGATTGTATACAATGATACAGACATGACTATAGAAGATGTTGCCCATCTCGACACTACTAACTTGACAAACACCTTTATTAAAGTTATAGTATCTAATAAAAGTAATCCTTACATCTTTGACCTATTCTTAGATAGGCTTCAAGCATCTGCTCCATGCGACATCAAAGTCGTAGAAGATCACATGAACCTTGATGTTATAGATGAAAGCGAGTTGGTTGATGAGGCGCAAGATACTCTAACCATTCTGAAGCAGTATGTTCAGAACCTAGAGTTTACTGGTGATAAGTCTAAAGTTGAAAGAGTTTTAGATGATCTGTATAAAGAGGCGATTGATTTATGATTTTGTTTGAGAGAGTTCGATATAAAAATATATTATCGACTGGTAATGCTTGGACCGAAGTACAACTAAACAGGAGTAAATCGACTCTTGTTATTGGTGACAATGGTGCAGGTAAGTCAACTATGCTAGACGCATTGACGTTTGCGTTATACGGTAAGGCGTTTCGTACTATTAAGAAAAACCAACTACTTAACTCCATCAACGGTAAGGGTCTAGAAGTCGAAGCGTACTTTACCATAAGTGGTGCTAAGTATGTTATTAAGCGTGGCATCAAGCCAAACTTCTTTGAGATTTGGAAGAACGATGAGTTAATGAATCAAGATGCGGCTGCCCGAGACTATCAAGCTTATCTAGAGGAGAGTATCCTTAAGTTAAACTATAAGTCTTTTGGTCAAGTTGTTGTTCTAGGTGCTAGTACATTTGTTCCGTTCATGCAGTTACGTGCTGGTGAGAGAAGAGATGTTATCGAAGACTTGCTAGATATTCAAATCTTTACTGTGATGAATACGTTACTCAAAGATAGGCTTACTGCTAACAAGACTGAGATCACTGAGATAAAGTACCAGATCGATTTACTTAAGAATAGAATAGATTCATCCAAGAAGCACAATGATTCCATTCGTGAGATTAAGCAGGGTGAAGTGTCTAAGCTTAAAGAGAAGCTACGTGAACAAATTGCGTTTATCGAAAGCGAACAGGCTGTCATTGATACTATTCTAGACGATATAGAGGGGTTGACTAAGGGTATCTCCGACAAGGGTGTTACTAAGAAAAAATTAGAGGAGCTACAGACATTAGATGGAGAATTATCCAGCAAACTCAAGTCCCTGCGAAAAGAAATCGACTTCTACGAACACAATGACAACTGCCCAACTTGCAAGCAGGGCATCGAACACGACTTCAAGACCGACACCGTTAGCGGTAATTCTTCGAAAGCACAAGAAATCGAAGTGGCAAGGACAGAACTTGGACATAGAGGTCTAAAAGTAGAAGAGCGTCTTAAGGAGATCGATCTTGTCGAAGACGATATTAACTCTAAGAATCTTGACGCTAGTGGTCATAGAGCAAATCATAAGATGGCTCTTAACTCGTGTAGACACATTACGACTGAGTTAGACGAAGCTGAGAGTGAAGTCACTGCTATTGATAGTAATGAGATCAAAGATCAAGAGACTCAGCTTGCCGATCATCATAAGAGCCAAACACAATTGTTTGATGATAAAGAAACCCTAAGTATAGTTTCGTCTATGCTGAAGGATGGTGGTATCAAAACACGGATCATTAAGCAGTATGTACCTGTTATGAATAAGTTGATCGGAAAGTATCTATCAGCTATGGACTTCTTTGTTCAGTTTGAATTAGATGAGAACTTCAACGAGACGATCAAGTCTAGATTTCGTGATGAGTTTTCGTATGCATCTTTCTCTGAAGGTGAGAAGTTGCGTATCGATTTAGCGTTGCTGTTTACTTGGAGAGCAGTTTCTAAGTTACGCAACTCTGTATCGACTAATCTATTGATTATGGATGAGATAATGGATTCATCATTGGACACCTCTGGTACAGAAGAGTTTCTTAAGATAATCGAAGAACTCTCGGCTGACTCCAATATCTTTATTATCAGTCACAAGGGTGACCAGTTATTTGATAAATTCCACAGTGTCATCAAGTTTGAGAAAGTAAAGAACTTCAGTAGGATTGCAACATAATAGAAAGGACAGATATGTCGATAGAGGCTAGACTTGAATCATTAGAGCGAAAGCATAAGCATCAACATGCTATCATTGAGGCTGCCGAAGCAGAGAAGGCACCAGACCATTACATCGTTAAAATGAAAGTTGATAAACTGAAACTAAAAGATGAAATTGAGAGTATAAAGCGTGATCTATCTATTTGATGTGGACGGAACTTTAACACCGAGCAGAGGCAGAATTGATGCTGAGTTTGGTGCTTGGTTCTCTAAATTTGTTGAGAACAACCATGTATGCTTAGTTACGGGTAGCGATAGGGCTAAGACTATTGAGCAAGTTGGCGATTACATATATTTCAAGTGTAAGCGTGTGTATCAGTGTTCTGGTAATGATGTTTGGGAAGGTGATAATAACATCAGAACTAATGACTGGAAACTGCCTAAGTTAGCACAATATTTCTTAGAAGAGAAGTTAGAGCAGAGTGGCTTTGGCATACGCACTGGCAATCATATCGAGCATCGTCCAGGTATGGTAAACTTCAGTATCGTGGGTCGTAATGCAAACACAGAACAGCGCAAGTGGTATACCGAATACGAAGGACTTCATATGGAGCGTGGACACATCGCTGATATGTTCAATCAACACTACCCGTATTTGACTGCTAGTGTCGCAGGTGAAACTGGCATAGATATCTACCCACTAAACTCTGGTAAAGAACAGGTCTTGACAGACTACGATAAACCTGCTATACTATGCTTTATAGGTGATATGTGTGAGAAAGGTGGTAATGACTACACGATTTCGCAAGCTATATCAAAGAGAGACAATAGTAAATTTTATAATGTTAAGAATTGGAGAGAAACATGGGACCTACTGAGACAAGAACAATAGTTGGCTTTACGGCATCTACGTTCGACTTATTACATGCAGGTCATGTTGCTATGTTACGAGAAGCTAAAGAGCAATGTGATTACTTGATATGTGGATTACAGATCGACCCTTCTACGGATCGACCAGAGAAGAACTCACCTATACAAACAATCGTTGAGCGATATACACAACTTGCGGCTATCAGATATGTTGATGAGATAGTTGTATATGCTACAGAGGATGATCTTACTGACATATTAGAGATGTATAGTATCGATGTTAGAATTCTCGGTGATGAATACAAAGACAAAGAGTTTACTGGTAGAGAACGCTGTGAGACTTTAGGTATAGCATTACACTTTAACACTAGAGATCACAGATTTTCTACAAGTGGTTTACGTAAGAGGATACTAGAAAGATCATGAAGATACTCTTACCATATTCAACACACTTCGAATTAGTAAAGCATCAGGACTCTAGCGGTCCTGTAATAACTGGTGGGATAGAAAAGTTCGTTCAAGACTTAGAGAATAACATTGACGGCATCATCCCAATACGTATTACTAAAGAAGACAAGGATAATCGTAACACTAAGCGTAAGATTACTGATGCTATTGCATTGCATAATCCTGATATGATATTGTTTAACAATCCTTGGTGGGGAAACATGATGAGAACGTTTGGTGTTCCATTAATTTCTATTATGCATGAACCACTTGTGCGTGACATACGTATGATCGAACTAGGCACAATACTGAAAGAACTGAATGATTATGGATGCCATATCTGGTTTGTTAGTCCTAGACAGCTAGATTATCATAGAGTTATGTCGCAAAGAATAAAAGACGTTGACTTTG